ACGCTGCAGTCGGATATGGAAAAAGCCGGTGAACTGGCGGCAAGGGACAGGGCTGAGCGTGAGTCGTCACAGCTGAAGTATACCGGAGAGGCGCAGAAGGCGTATGAGCGCCTGCAGACGCCGCTGGATAAATATACCGCCCGTCAGAAAGAGCTGAATAAGGCCCTGAAAGACGGAAAAATCCTGCAGGCGGATTACAACACGCTGATGGCGTCGGCAAAAAAGGATTATGAATCGACGCTGAAAAAGCCGTCAGGTGTGAAGGTGTCTGCCGGTGAGCGCCAGGAAGACCGGGCGCATGCAGCCCTGCTGGCGCTTGAAACCGAGCTCAGGACGCTGGAAAAACACAGCGGTGTGAATGAGAAAATCAGCCAGCAGCGCCGGGATTTATGGGAAGCGGAAAGTCAGTATGTGGTCCTGAAAGAGGCCGCCACGAAACGGCAGTTATCTGAGCAGGAAAAATCCCTGCTGGCTCATGAGAAAGAGACGCTGGAGTACAAACGCCAGCTGGCTGAGCTGGGAGACAAGATTGAACACCAGAAGCGGCTGAATGAGCTGGCACAGCAGGCGGCGCGGTTTGAACAGCAGCAAAGCGCGAAGCAGGCGGCAATCAGCGCAAAAGCCCGCGGCCTCACCGACCGTCAGGCGCAGCGGGAGTCGGAAGAGCAGCGCCTTCGTGAGGTGTACGGTGATAATCCGGCTGCGCTGGCGAAGGCCACATCGGCACTGAAGAACACCTGGTCTGCGGAGGAGCAGCTTCGTGGAAGCTGGATGGCCGGGATGAAGTCCGGCTGGGGAGAGTGGGCGGAAAGTGCGACGGACAGTTTTTCGCAGGTTAAAAGTGTGGCCACGCAGACCTTTGACGGTATTGCACAGAATATGGCGGCGATGCTGACCGGCAGCGAACAGAACTGGCGGGGATTCACCCGTTCCGTGCTGTCCATGATGACAGAAATTCTGCTTAAGCAGGCAATGGTGGGGATTGTCGGGAGTATCGGCAGCGCCATTGGCGGGGCTGTTGGTGGCGGCGCATCCGCGTCAGGCGGTACAGCCATTCAGGCAGCTGCGGCGAAATTCCATTTTGCGACCGGAGGATTTACGGGAACCGGCGGCAAATATGAGCCAGCGGGGATTGTTCACCGTGGTGAATTTGTCTTCACGAAGGAGGCGACCAGCCGGATTGGTGTCGGCAACCTGTATCGTCTGATGCGCGGGTATGCGGAAGGTGGTTATGTCGGCGGTGCCGGAAGTCCGGCGCAGATGCGGCGGGCCGAAGGTATTAATTTTAATCAGAACAATCACGTGGTGATTCAGAACGACGGTATCAACGGACAGGCCGGGCCGCAGCTGATGAAAGCGGTGTATGAGATGGCCCGTAAAGGTGCGCAGGATGAGATTCAGGCGCAGATGCGTGATGGCGGCGTATTTTCCGGAGGCAGGCGATGAAAACCTTTCGCTGGAAAGTGAAACCGGATATGGAGGTGAACTCGCAGCCATCGGTGCGTGAAGTGCGTTTTGGTGACGGGTACTCACAGCGTATGGCGGCAGGGCTGAATGCTGACCTGAAAACATACAGGGTGACGCTTTCCGTGACCCGGGAGGAGGCCCGGCATCTGGAAGCGTTCCTGGCAGAGCACGGTGGCTGGAAGGCATTTTTGTGGAAGCCACCCTATGCATACCGGCAGATAAAGGTGACCTGTGCCGGGTGGTCTGCGCGGGTCGGGATGTTGCGCGTTGAGTTCAGCGCGGAGTTTAAGCAGGTGGTGAACTGATGCAGGATATTCATGAAGAAAGCCTGAACGAGTCGGTTAAATCAGAGCAGTCACCGCGGGTGGTACTCTGGGAAATCGACCTGACGGTACAGGGCGGTGAGCGGTATTTTTTCTGTAATGAGCTGAATGAAAAAGGGGAGCCGGTCACCTGGCAGGGGCGTAAGTATGAGGCATACCCGATTGACGGCAGCGGCTTTGAGATGAACGGTCGGGGCAGCAGTGCCCGCCCGTCGCTGACGGTGTCCAATCTGTTTGGCCTTGTCACCGGGATGGCGGAGGACCTGCAGAGTCTGGTGGGGGCCACGGTGGTCCGCCGCCGGGTGTATGCCCGTTTTCTGGATGCGGTGAATTTCGTTGCGGGCAATCCGGAGGCGGACCCGGAGCAGGAGCTGAGTGACCGCTGGGTGGTGGAGCAGATGTCGCAGCTGACAGCCATGACGGCCTCGTTTGTGCTGGCCACACCGACCGAGACGGACGGGGCGCTGTTTCCCGGTCGTATCATGCTGGCGAACACCTGTATGTGGACCTACCGCTCTGATGAGTGTGGTTACACGGGTGGGGCTGTGGCGGATGAGTTCGATAAACCCACCACGGATATCCGTAAGGACAGATGCAGCAAGTGCATGCGCGGGTGTGAACTGCGCAGGAATGTCGGCAATTTTGGCGGTTTCCTTTCCATTAATAAACTTTCGCAGTAAATCCCGGTTTATGACACAGACTGAATCAGCGATTCTGGCACATGCCCGGCGGTGTGCGCCTGCGGAGTCGTGCGGCTTCGTGATAAGCACGCCGGAGGGGGAGCGGTATATCCCTTGTGTGAATATTTCCGCGGAGCCGGAGGCGTATTTTCGTATCGCACCGGAAGACTGGCTGCGGGCAGAGATGCAGGGGGAGATTGTGGCGCTGGTCCACAGTCATCCCGGTGGGCTGCCCTGGCTGAGCGAGGCTGACCGGCGGCTGCAGATAAAAAGCGCACTGCCCTGGTGGCTGGTCTGCCGGGGTGATATTCACAAATTCCGCTGTGTGCCACATCTGACGGGACGGCGCTTTGAGCACGGGGTGACGGACTGTTACACCCTGTTCCGGGATGCATACCATCTGGCGGGGACTGAGATGCCGGATTTTCATCGCGAGGATGACTGGTGGTGTCACGGTCAGAATCTCTATCTGGATAATCTGGAGGCCACAGGGCTGTATCAGGTGCCGTTGTCAGCGGCGCAGCCGGGCGATGTGCTGCTGTGCTGTTTTGGTTCATCGGTGCCGAATCATGCCGCCATTTACTGTGGTGACGGCGAGCTGCTGCACCATATTCCTGAACAACTGAGTAAACGGGAGAGGTATTCCGAAAAATGGCAACGACGAACGCATTCTGTCTGGCGTCACCGCCACTGGCACGCATCTGCCTTCACGGGGATTTGCAACGATTTGGCCGCCGCCTCAGCCTGTATGTGAACACGGCAGCGGAAGCCATCCGTGCCCTGTCGTTACAGGTGCCGGGCTTTCGCCGTCAGATGAACGAAGGCTGGTACCAGATACGTATTGCCGGTGATGACACGGCACCGGAGGCGGTGTACGCCCGTCTTCACGAACAGCTGGGTGAGGGAACGGTCATCCACATTGTGCCGCGACTGGCCGGAGCCGGAAAGGGCGGACTGCAGATTGTGCTGGGGGCGGCAGCCATCGTGGGCTCTTTCTTCACGGCCGGAGGCTCGATGGCGTTATGGGGTACAGCCCTGAGTGCCGGCGGTTTTTCTGCCACCACGATGCTGTTTTCACTGGGGGCCAGCATGATACTGGGCGGTGTGGCCCAGATGCTGGCCCCGAAGGCAAAAACACCGGAGTACAAAAGCACGGATAACGGTAAACAGAACACCTACTTTTCCTCGCTGGATAACATGATTGCCCAGGGGAACCCGATGCCGGTGCCTTACGGGGAAATGCTGGTTGGCTCCCGCCGTATATCCCAGGACATCAGCACCCGTGATGAAGGCGGGGGCGGAAAGGTCGTGGTTATCGGGCGGCAGGGGTAAAAAGAATAAAAAAATCCCGCAGTGATCGCGGAGCTGCGGGGACAGACAAAGATTAGAGTTAAGGAGTTGTTTTTGTTACTCGGGCAAAAAACACTAACGCAGCGAAATTATACGCGCCACAGTCAGTTTGTGAAAATGTGAAGATATTCAGAATTTTTATTCAGTCATGATACAGGCATCCTCCGGGGTGCCTGTTGTTTTTTGGGCATAAACAGATTCAGACATCAGACAGGAGAGGGGGATCGAGTGGGTAAAGGTGGCGGTAAGGCGCACACACCGCGCGAGGCGAAGGATAATCTCAAATCCACGCAGATGATGAGTGTGATTGATGCGATTGGTGAGGGACCGATAGAAGGCCCGGTGAAGGGACTGCAGAGTATCCTGGTGAACAAAACCCCGCTGACGGACACGGACGGTAATCCCGTGATACACGGTGTGACCGCGGTCTGGCGTGCCGGGGAGCAGGAGCAGACACCACCGGAAGGCTTTGAGTCCTCCGGAGCTGAAACCGGACTGGGCGTGGAAGTGACGAAGGCAAAACCGGTGACGCGCACCATTACGTCCGCGAACATTGACCGCCTGCGGGTTACCTTCGGAGTGCAGTCACTGGTGCAGACCACGTCAAAGGGCGACCGTAATCCTTCCTCTGTCCGGATTCTGATTCAGTTACAGCGTAATGGCCGCTGGGTGACGGAAAAGGACGTCACCATTAACGGCAAGACCACCTCACAGTTCCTGGCCTCGGTGATTCTGGATAATCTGCCTCCCCGGCCCTTTAACATCCGGATGGTCAGGGAGACGGCGGACAGCACCACGGACCAGCTGCAGAATAAGACGCTGTGGTCGTCATACACTGAAATCATCGATGTGAAACAGTGCTACCCGAACACGGCCATTGTGGGGCTGCAGGTGGATGCGGAGCAGTTCGGCGGCCAGCAGATGACGGTGAACTACCATATCCGCGGTCGCATCATCCAGGTGCCGTCAAACTATGACCCGGTAAAACGCACGTACAGTGGTATCTGGGACGGCAGTCTGAAACCGGCATACAGCAACAACCCGGCCTGGTGCCTGTGGGACATGCTGACTCACCCGCGCTACGGCATGGGAAAACGTCTGGGGGCGGCGGATGTGGACAAGTGGGCGCTGTATGCCATCGGGCAGTACTGCGACCAGACGGTCCCGGATGGTTTCGGGGGGACCGAGCCGCGGATGACCTTTAATGCGTACCTGGCACAACAGCGTAAGGCGTGGGACGTTCTCAGTGATTTCTGCTCTGCGATGCGCTGTATGCCGGTATGGAACGGTCAGACGCTGACGTTCGTTCAGGACCGCCCGTCGGATGTGGTGTGGCCGTACACCAACAGCGATGTGGTGGTGGATGATAACGGCGTGGGATTCCGCTACAGCTTCAGTGCCCTGAAGGACCGGCACACGGCGGTGGAGGTGAATTACACCGACCCGCAGAACGGCTGGCAGACCTCCACGGAACTGGTGGAAGACCCGGAAGCCATACTGCGCTACGGACGCAACCTGCTGAAGATGGACGCGTTCGGCTGTACCAGCCGCGGTCAGGCCCACCGTGCCGGACTGTGGGTGATAAAGACCGAACTGCTGGAAACGCAGACGGTGGATTTCACGCTCGGGTCTCAGGGGCTGCGGCACACACCCGGTGACATTATTGAAATCTGTGATAATGACTATGCCGGGACCCTGACCGGCGGACGTGTCCTGTCCATTGATGCTGCCACCCGCACCCTGACGCTGGACCGTGAGGTTACCCTGCCGGAGACAGGTACATCGGCGGTGAACCTGATTAACGGCAGCGGTAAGCCGGTGAGTGTGGACATCACCGCACACCCCGCGCCGGACCGGATACAGGTCAGTACCCTGCCTGATGGTGTGGAGACATACGGGGTGTGGGGACTCTCCCTGCCGTCACTGCGCCGTCGCCTGTTCCGCTGTGTCTCCGTCCGGGAAAACACGGACGGCACCTTTGCCATCACGGCGGTGCAGCACGTACCGGAAAAAGAAGCCATCGTGGATAACGGTGCCCGCTTTGAGCTGCAGTCAGGTTCCCTGAACAGCGTCATCCCACCGGCAGTACAGCACCTGACGGTGGAGGTGAGTGCAGCTGACGGCCAGTATCTGGCGCAGGCTAAATGGGACACGCCGCGGGTGGTGAAGGGCGTGCGCTTCAGTCTGCGCCTGACCAGTGGTAAGGGAACGGATGCCAGACTGGTGACCACCGCCATCACCGCAGACACGGAGCACCGTTTCAGCGGCCTGCCACTGGGGGAATACACCCTGACGGTCAGGGCGATTAACAGTTATGGCCAGCAGGGCGAACCGGCCACCACCACGTTCAGGATTAACGCACCTGCAAAACCTGCCACCATTGAGCTGACGCCGGGGTATTTTCAGATAACGGCGGTCCCGCGTCTTGCGGTGTATGACCCGACGGTACAGTTTGAATTCTGGTTCTCAGAAAAACGCATCACGAACACGGCACAGGTGGAAAAATCTGCCCGTTATCTGGGGACCGGCAGTCAGTGGACTGTCCAGGGGAGCCGGATTAAGCCGGGGACGGATTTCTGGTTTTACGTGCGAAGCGTCAACCTGGTGGGAAAATCTGCTTTTGTGGAAGCCAGCGGGCAGCCCAGCAATGATGGTGAAGGGTATCTGGAAATTTTCCGGGGGCTGATAGATGAGACGCTTCTGGGCCAGGCACTGAAAGAGCGCATTGATGCTTCAGCGCTGCGTACGGAGGTCACGCAACTGGAAGAAGACATCCGTCAGCGGATGGACACGGATATCGCAGAAGTGACCCGGAAAATCGGGGAGGCGGAAAACAGCCTCACGCAGCTGGTTGCGAAAAAGAATGAGGACCAGACACTGGCCATCGCGCAGGTGAGCCAGAAAGTGGACCGGGTGAGCAGTGAAATCTCACAGACTGTCAGCCAGGGGCAGTCAGAAAATGCCCGACAGATAGCACAGGTCCGCCAGTACGTGGATAAAAAAGGGAGTGAAATTACCTCGACCACGGATAAAAAACTGGGTGACCAGGCCGTGACCATACAGCAAATCCAGCGGGTTCAGTCAGACACGCGCAATGAGCTGAATGCCATGTATATGCTGAAGGTGCAGAAAACAAAAAACGGTATTCCCTATGTGGCCGGGATTGGCGCGGGGATTGAGGATGTTGATGGTCAGACGCTGAGCAGTATTCTGCTGCAGGCGGACCGTATCGCGATGATTACCCCGGAGAACGGCAACACCACGCCGCTGTTTGTGGCGCAGGGGAATCAGCTGTTCATGAACGACGTGTTCCTGAAGCGACTGTTTGCGGTGAGCATCACGTCATCCGGCAATCCTCCTACGTTTTCCCTGACGCCGGATGGCAGGCTGACAGCCCGCAATGCGGATATCAGTGGAGCCATCACGGCGAATACCGGCACGCTCAATAATGTCACCATTAACGAGAACTGTGTCATCAGAGGGAAACTGTCTGCAAACCAGATTGAAGGCGATCTCGTTAAAACAGTGGGTAAGGCTTTCCCCCGTGACTCCCGTGCACCGGAGAGGTGGCCATCAGGGACCATTACCGTCAGGGTTTATGACGATCAGCCGTTTGACCGGCAAATTGTTATTCCGGCGGTGGCATTCAGCGGCGCTAAACATGAGCGGGAGAATAACGATATTTATTCGTCATGCCGCCTGATAGTACGGAAAAACGGTGCTGAAATTTATAACCGTACCGCGCTGGATAATACGCTGATTTACAGTGGTGTTATTGATATGCCAGCTGGTCGCGGCCACATGACGCTGGAGTTTTCGGTGTCAGCATGGCTGGTGAATAACTGGTATCCCACAGCAAGTATCAGCGATTTGCTGGTTGTGGTGATGAAGAAAGCCACCGCAGGCATCAGTATCAGCTGAATTTTATAACCCATATACGGGCGCCAGAAATGGCGCCTTTTTTATTGCAGAAAAGCGAGAGGTAATTATGCGTAAAGTTTGTGCAGTCATTTTGTCCGCAGCCATCTGTCTGTCCGTATCCGGTGCGCCTGCATGGGCGTCTGAACATCAGTCCACACTGAGCGCGGGGTATCTTCATGCCCGTACGAACGCTCCCGGCAGCGATAATCTGAACGGGATTAACGTGAAATACCGTTATGAGTTTACGGACGCGCTGGGGCTGATTACGTCCTTCAGTTATGCCAATGCTGAGGATGAGCAAAAAACGCACTACAGCGATACCCGCTGGCATGAAGATTCCGTGCGTAACCGCTGGTTCAGCGTGATGGCGGGGCCGTCTGTACGCGTGAATGAATGGTTCAGCGCGTATTCGATGGCGGGTGTGGCTTACAGCCGTGTGTCGACTTTCTCCGGGGATTATCTCCGCGTAACTGACAACAAGGGGAAAACGCACGATGTGCTGACCGGAAGTGATGACGGTCGCCACAGCAACACGTCTCTGGCGTGGGGGGCTGGCGTGCAGTTTAACCCGACCGAATCCGTGACCATTGACCTTGCTTATGAAGGTTCCGGTAGTGGCGACTGGCGAACGGATGCATTTATTGTTGGTATCGGATACCGTTTCTGACAACAGACGCCGATTTATCTTCTGTAAATATTGTTATGATACGCAGGTTCATCCACTTTATGGGGTGAACTGCGTTTGAGGAAACGTAAAGTTACACTGTCCTGAAGCCCGTGGCGTCACTGCTGCGGGCTTTTTTTATTGGTGGAAAAGTATGACAGTAAAAATTTCTGGCGTGCTTAAAGATGGCACAGGAAAACCAGTACAGAACTGCACCATTGTGCTGAAGGCCAGACGAACCAGCAGCACGGTGGTGGTGAACACGGTGGCCTCTGAAAATCCGGATGAAGCCGGACGTTACAGCATGGATGTTGAGCATGGTCAGTACAGCGTCACCCTGCTGGTTGAAGGTTTTCCGCCTTCACATGCCGGGACCATTACCGTCTATGAAGGTTCCAGACCAGGTACGCTGAATGATTTTCTCGGTGCCATGACGGAGGATGATGTCCGACCGGAGGCACTGCGCCGCTTTGAGCAGATGGTGGAAGAGGTGTCACGTAACGCCTCCGCGGTTGCACAGAATACGGCAGCCGCGAAAAAATCAGCCAGCGATGCCAGTGCATCAGCCAGCGAGGCGGCAACTCATGCAACCGATGCTGCAGCCTCAGCACGTGCCGCCAGCACGTCAGCCGGACAGGCCGCGTCGTCGGCTCAGTCAGCGTCTTCCAGCGCAGGAACGGCATCGACAAAGGCCCGTGAAGCAGCAAAAAGTGCTGCTGCTGCAGAGTCATCAAAAAGCGCGGCAGCTACCAGCGCCAGTGCCGCGAAAACGTCAGAAACGAATGCCGCAGCGTCACAACAATCAGCAGCCACTTCTGCATCCACCGCGACCACGAAAGCGTCAGAAGCAGCCACTTCAGCACGGGATGCGTCGGCTTCAAAAGAGGCGGCAAAATCATCAGAAACGAACGCAGCCTCGAGCGCCAGCAGCGCAGCTTCCTCGGCAACGGCGGCAGCAAATTCTGCGAAGGCGGCAAAAACGTCCGAGACGAACGCCAGGTCTTCTGAAACGGCAGCGGGACAGAGCGCCTCAGCTGCGGCAGACTCAAAAACAGCGGCTGCATTATCTGCCAGTGCCGCGTCAACAAGTGCCGGGCAGGCCTCAGCCAGTGCCACCGCCGCCGGAAAATCGGCAGAAAGTGCTGCATCGTCTGCTTCAACAGCCACAACGAAGGCTGGCGAAGCCGCTGTACAGGCCAGCGCAGCAGCGAGGTCTGCTTCCGCAGCGAAGACATCCAAGACGAACGCGAAAGCGTCGGAAACCAGCGCAGAATCCTCAAAAACGGCTGCCGCATCGTCCGCCAGTTCGGCGGCGTCATCGGCATCATCTGCGTCTGCTTCAAAAGATGAGGCGACCAGACAGGCGTCAGCAGCAAAGGGCAGCGCCACGACGGCATCCACGAAGGCGACAGAGGCAGCTGGCAGTGCGACGGCGGCAGCTCAGAGCAAAAGTACGGCGGAATCCGCGGCAACGCGCGCTGAGACAGCGGCAAAACGGGCAGAGGATATTGCATCCGCCGTGGCGCTTGAGGATGCGAGCACGACGAAAAAGGGGATAGTACAGCTCAGCAGTGCGACTAACAGCACTTCCGAGTCACTGGCGGCAACGCCAAAAGCCGTTAAGGCCGCGTATGAGCTGGCTAACGGGAAATACACCGCACAGGATGCAACGACAGCACAGAAAGGGATAGTTCAGCTTAGCAACGCGACCAACAGCACATCTGAAATGCTGGCGGCAACGCCAAAGTCGGTAAAGGCAGCCTATGACCTTGCTAACGGGAAATATACTGCTCAGGACGCTAC